ACTAGGCATAAAATGTTGACTTAACCAAGCTGCTTGTTTAATTAATTCACCATCTTCATCTGTACCATAATAGATAGTTCCTTGCAAATCTATAAGCTCACTAAGTTTTGGTTCTACTTTATCCCATACTAAAAATGTATAGTCATTACGATGGTAAGTTCTTTCAGCTGGTCTAACAGTAAATGCTACTATCTGCTCGTTAAGTTTACGCAGTTCCTCACGAGTTAAGTTAGTTTCATTTTCTGCATTGTAGACAACATCCTCTTTCTTCTTCCAGTTTGCTTCAAACTCATCAGGAACAACAACATCTTCATAAGTTCTAAATAAACTAGAAGCTTTAATTAAAGCAATTAATTTATCAGCACTTACTTTACGCTTGTCATATTCTTTTTGATATTGATCAGCATCATCTTGAGTTACTGCATCTTCTACTTTATCTAAAAGATATTGCAAATCCTTTCGATAGATAGAGATAAACTTACCATCATGCTTTTCCATCAAATAGAAATCTTTAAGTCTAGAACTTGTGTTCTCTTCTTTAAAGTAAATTCTATCTAAGTCAAACTGTTCCCACTCATTGATACTTTCTGATTTAGCATGAATAGTCTTATCTTTTACATAAGATGTGTGTTCTTTCACACTAACTCCTAAAAATACAGATGATAAAGGGCCCCATTTAATTGATGGGTTTGGAGCATACTTAGGTTTAATCTCTGACCTATCAATGATTCTAGATAATGCAGATATAACTGGATCACTATTAATTTTAGTGTTCAAAATATTTCTACATGTATCTATCCACTTTAAAAAATCATCCTCTTTCAATTCTACTTGAATCAAGTTAGCAGCCTCTTCAGCAGCTTTAACAATTAACTTTTGAACAAATTCTTTGGTATGATCATTCCAAATAACTTTCTCACGGCTTGGGGTAACTTCTACACCGTCTTGTATAACTACCTCATTGCCTTTCTCATCTTTATAAACCTGTCTGATAGGACATTTCAATCCTACAGCTCCATAAAGTTGTTCCATTTCTAACTCTCTAAAATCTACATAGCCATAGTTAATACCTGTAGCAGATCCTTGATCTTTTACAATAATAATATGTGGCTTATTGTAGTAGTAAGAGTTAGATACGATTAGATTATCAGAGTTGTAAATGACTTTTGTTTTAAAGTCAAGTTCTTTGATAGTCTTATCTTCATGTTGAATAAAGAATTTAACATTAGCAAGATAAGTTAGCTGTTCTTCTACAGCATCTTCAAATCTTTGTCTGTTAAACTTCTTAACTCCAAACTTAACTTTGGTATTGTTTAACTCTGAAGTCTCTTCATAATACACAACACTGCCATCACTTAGCGTAATTGTTGGGTTTAGTTCTCCTTTAGAATTAAAACGTGGGATAACAAAGTCAGTCTTGTAATTATAACAGTTAGCTTTGAATCGCTTACCGTTATAGACAGTTTCAATAGTGTAGAAATCTACTCCAGTAGATAATGCAACTTTAGCACCTAAGCCAAAGGCACCAAAGTTTTGAGAAGTATTACGTTTAGTTGAATAACCTAACTCTAAAATACCCTCTAATCTACGTTGGCCGATACCTACACCATAGTCTTGAATAACAAACTCATCACAAAATCCTACTCCCTCGTTTTGCACATAAGTAACAATAATCTCGTTATTTATTGTATCTAATTTTTCCAAATTATAATAACTACGATCAAAGTTACTGTCTTCGTATTGCTCACCATGTCTCTCTATATAATAGTCTTCGACTTTAGATTGACCAGTTAGAATACTAATAGCAATTTCTTTCTCTCTTTGTGCATCGCAAGCATTAGTAACCAATTCTCTAACACTAGACGGAATAGGATTAGAATATTGTGTTGCTTGTAAAATGTCGAATACTAATTTTTCAGCGCCAGCATTAATGCGCTTTTTAATACCAGTATCACTACCGATATGATCGTTTCCGATTACTTTAATACTCATTTTAAAATTGTTTTGAATTTTTCTCTGAACTTATTAGCGAGTGCTAAATGATCAGGTGAGACTTGATTATCATCTACTTTAAATACTCTGTAAGGTACATAATGTCCAGTAATATGATCTGTATAGATCTTATCATGAGTTAATCTAGATGAAATCCAATTAGCAGGATTATCAGAAATTCTACCCAGCCATATATACCTAAAAATTTCTGGGGTATACTGTACAGTTAACCCATAAGTTAGTAAATTATTAATAGATAAAATAACCAAATCCCCAGGTTTTGGGGTTGTCATTTTTTTAAGATTTTAAACGCTCTATAATAGAGAGCACTTGTTTTTGATTTCTTGGCATGAATAGCATTGGAGGAACATCATGCGTTTGACTTAGCATGAACTTAAACATTTTCCAGACGTTAGGGAATCGCTCGTTAGCAAATCCTTTACACTCAATAATCCATTCAATATCTCCATTTTCATTGTACTTTACAAAGTCGGGAGTATATGTAATAGGTCTTATTGTACTAGAATCTTTAACAACTAAGTCATCAGCTTTGCCTCTGTTCTCATGAGTTTCTCCATCATAGGTAAATCCAGGAAGTATAGTAAAGCTTTTAGGTTCGTACATTCCTCCAAGATTATGTTCTTTAAGTTTTTTGTACGTGAATACCTCTAGCATAGAATCAAATTCTATCCCATCAACTGTCTTCTTAACAGCATTGATTTTCTTTACTCCTCGCTTGGGACTAGTTTTTCGTACAGTTTTTCGTCCATACTTTGGATTTCCTTTAGCCATTCTTTTTCTAATTGTTTTGCTTTTTCATCTGATCCAACATCTAGTGGTGTACCAGTTCCCAAATTTGCGAATAAATTCGCACACTTCTGCAATATTGCATCAACTTTTTCTTTATTATCCATAAGGTAATTGTAGTTTTAAGACTCTTAATGCAGTTTCTTTACCTTTAGATTTGATAAGATCAGAGATATCCTTTGCTTCATAATGTGAAGGAATAATAATATTTTGAAGGTTATAGACTTCACATATTTTGTTAGCCATTGTTTGGCCTGGGTTAGTTTCTGATTCATAATCATTATCGTATAAAACTACTACATTATAGAACATCAAGCTCAACTTTTTTATTAACTCTGGACTAGGCATTATCATCTCACTCTGCAATGCTATTGAATAATAACCAAGCTCATAAAGACACATAACATCTTTAAGAGATTTAGTTAAAATCAATAACTGTTCTTCTTTAACTCCTTGTAATCCCTGTGTCCCTTGAATGCACTTACTATCTGTGTTACTAATCCACTTATTTTCCTTTTTAAGTGGGCTATATAGTTTATACTTGCCGTTAAGGTTATAAGCATAAGTGATGGTATCACAAGTAAAGCGTGCGTCATTAATCCAAAAGTGTGAAATTGGTTCTACTGCAAATTTAGTCAAAGTCTCTATGTTAATACCAAAGGAATTCCAATAGTTTTGATCTTCAACAGTCCACTTTCTTGATTTCTTTTTGATAATAGTTGTCTGTTTTTCTTTAAATGATTGACTATCAAATCCATACGTAGTTGCTACACTTTTTTTGTATGGGTCTTTACTAGATAAATTTAATCCAAAGTCAACGTCAACTACCCTCAATGCTTCAACAAAAGTCAGATTATACTTTGCCTGTATGTAACTAAAACAGTCATGAGACTCTCCTGTTCCAAAATCTTTGTACAATAATCTTTTATTCCAATAGATAATAGAACAAGTTGGACTCTTATCCTTACGAAGTTCGCTACAGAACTTGTCACCAATATTCTTAAAATTGTGACAATAATGCCTAAAAATATCATACTCTGTAATCTTCTCTAATATAACGCTTGTATGTAAATAATCCTCACTATTTCTTACTTCTATCATGCATACAAAAGTATAAAAATGAATAAAGGAGGGACAAAGTCCCCCCCTTACCATTCAATTAAACATTAGATTAGTTTTCCCACAAGTCACCATCATCAGATGTTGACATTGCAGCAGATGTATCAGCATCTTCGTCAGCTACTAACAATGAAGGTGCATAAACTTGTAGTTTAAGATCCTTATTGTACTCAGCATTAAAGCTACCATAATCTCCATTCAAAGATTTAACAAAGTCAGCATCACGCATTGGCTTAATACGACCAAAGTGCTTACCATAAACTTGTTGATACTTCTCATCTTTTACACCAATCAATACACGCAAAGAGTTATCTTTCAATGCAGCTACCAATTGCTTGATTTCTTTAACATCACCTTTAGCAATAGCTTCGATAGTATCAAATGATACTTCTCCACCATTAGCTACGTTAGCCCATGCTTTAGTAAAATCAATCAATGTATCTTCTCCAACAAAAGCTTTACGAGTTTTGTCTGCATTCTTCCACCAGTCATAAGCAGGTACATCTTCAGACCATGTAGTTTGACCTACATTGTTGATCCACATAAATTTACCTGTCTTACTTTCACGGTTGTTAGCTTGCATCAAAATCTCAAACTTAACTTTAAAGTTAGGATTAGCACACTCAAGCCAGAACGTAATCTTATTGTACTCTTCATTGTTGATAGAGACTGAATAGTTAGGATCTGTCTTAGCGTTAATTCCTAGATCTTTAAGTTCATCTAAAGTTGGGTTAACTGCAATTACTTTTACTGGTGCGATACCTGTATATAGGGTTACTCCACCTGATACTTCTACTTCTGAGTTATTCGACTGTACAGCCATTTGTTTTTAATTTAAAAGATTATTGAAAAGATTGTTTGTAAAGTGGAGTTGCTGCATCTGCATCATTAAATGCATCAACAAAACCTGGATCTACTTCTGATTGTGGTTCCATAGTTACTGAATTAGTAATTTGAGGATTTACAGGTTCAGTTGTTGTATCATCTTCCAATACAAAACGTACAGCTGCCTTACGCTTAACACGAAGACCTTGCAATTTAGGATGCTTAAATACTTCGTTAACTTCTTGCTTAGTCAAGCCGTATTTAGTTGCAATCTTCTCACGATCCAAGCCGTTAGTTAGATCGTTAATAATTCCAGAAACAGTCAATTTAATTGTTTCGTTACTTGCTACTGGTGTTACAGTAGTCTCTACTCTAGCATCTATGCTCATTTGGTTTTTGTTTTTAAAAGTTTAATTAATCGATGAAAATATTCTTCCAGTCCAGTTCCATCTTCTGGCCTCGTAAATGTTCGCATCTTGATCCTGCGTTAATGTCTTCGCTAGAATCAAATGAAATCATTGTTTTATCTCCTTCACGATAGATTAGTCCGATAGCATCAGCATTTGCACATGCAATGTTTCTGATCTTCCCAGTCAAATCTAAATCTTTACTTGCTACTTCTTTACCTTTCTTGTCTAGCATTTTATCTTTGAGATGACCGATATAAATGATATGGTCAGCTAGCATTTCTAGTCTGTCCATCCATTTCTTAACAGCGATTCTCAAATACAAATAGCCGCCACCTTGAGGTAATGAAAGTACTGATAGTCCTTTGTTATCACTATCAAAGTTTTTACCCATAGGAGTTTGTCTATAAAGCTCTTTAGCTTCTGATTCACACCATACTTCTAACTGAGTTAATGTGTCGATGGCAATGTATTTATATGGTCTCTTATTTCCCATAATAGCTTTGCCTACTTCATTAAGTTCTTTAAGATTACTAACTTGAATCTTAAGAGCTTCTACCATGTCTGAACCACGCTCTAAATCTATGATAAGACAATCATCCAGCTTTGCTAACGCTGTTGTCTTACCTACTTTAGGCTGTCCATACACTACCAAATTTTTAGGGCTTTTTCTAGCCGCTGCAACTTTTTCTGTTGGTAATTGCATCATTTTCTTTCTTTAATTGTAAATGTTGATAAATCTGTTTCAAAGGGAATCATACCCAATAAACCATCACGATTCTTTTCGAGATGACAAGCTAGAAGATTTTCAGGTTCTTCTCCACAATACTTGTCTGTAATCCCGTACAAATCAAATGGTCTTTGTAGCATGATAACTACATGAGCATCCTGGCCAATAGAATCACCACCAAACAAATCGGTAAGCAATGGTTGATATTGATTCTTAGCTCGGAACTCTTGCTCGATATTCCTGTTTAACTGCGATAATAAAATTGTTATCGACCCCATTTTAGATTGCATCCACATACAAGCTTTTGATACTGTATTAAGTTTTTGCAATTCTGTGTCTTCTGATCCTACGATAAGACGAGTGTGATCAATTAAGTTTACAATGGTATGGTACGGATACCTTGCAGATACTTTATTGTTCGTGTCTTTAATCTTATTCATATTCTGTGGAATAGAACAGAAGTAAATGGGATACTTAGCATACTTATTAGCAGCGTCTTCGTATTTCTGCATGCCTGAATCATCTAATGGCTGATCTACGGAATAAAGTTGCGAAAACTTTAGATTAGCATCATTTGAAGCAGCACGCATAATCTGTTGATAATCTGGCATCTCAAATGTCCAATACAATACTACTAATGGAGCATTGACATTGACATCTAATAAGTCAAATAATAACTGATTACTAAATGCAGATTTACCTACACCAGGTCTACCAGCAATAACATACATCTTGCCTGGTTGCAACCCACCTAATAACTGTTTGTTTAATCTAGGCCATTTAGTAGGAAACACAACGCGCTTACCTAGCTTTGCATTTCTAACTTCTTGGATTGATTTGTTAACGGCATCTTTTATATGCCTAAACTCAGTTATTTTAGAGTTGTCTTGTGATACGTCCTTCGGACTTGAGTTTGGTTGTTGTTCCATCTTCACTTAAATCGCTGTATTTTTCCCAACTGTAGTTGTTGATCCATGTTTCTAACTGCTGCATATAACCTAAACTATTGCTAGTTTTTCTCAATTGTAGCTCTCTGTTTAAGCACTCAATAATGTGCTGATGTTTAGTTACATCATTACCTACAATCTTTTGATACTTAACTTTAGCTTTGGCATTAGCTTTAGAAGTTGGATCTTTAGCACGAAGAATTCTTAATTGACCGTTAGCTAAGACTTTAAGCGGGTATGTCGAGAGAAGACCATGCCACATCCTATCAAATGAACTCTCTACATATTGCAGAAAGTGTTCTCTAAGAAAGACCTCGTCTTCTCCCAACTTAATGTACCCTGCTTCTTCTAACTTGTGTTGGTCTACAATTAACTTTAAATCTTCAATGCTCTCTTTGCGATAAGTCAAGATCAAAAAACAAAACTCATCAGCTGTAATACTTAGCTGTTTGAGTAGATCAGTATTAATTTCAATAGTCATAATAAATTTTGTTATACTGATTCTTGATTCTCAATACAAATATAAGAAGAAAGTTTATCAATCCAAACAATATTGTCAAAACTTTTTATACTTGATTGTAACCATTTCTCTTCTTGAGAATTTGGTACATACAAGATAATTACTTTTCCAACTTTGTCTGGACTTAATCGTAACAATCGTCCTACTCTTTGTATCATTGATAAGCTTTTAGAATCTAACCCACAGATTATCCCTATCTCTGCATCAGATACATCAAAGCCTTGGTTAAGAGCTTTAGTTGAACACAATACATTTGCTGTCTTATTCTTGAAGTCTTCTAATGCTTGTTTTCTTGCTTTAGTTCCTAATTTGGAATGATATACTCTACTAATATCTCCGTGGTCTTTTTGAACTGTTGCATTTATTGCATCTGTTATTTCATTGTTTCCTGCAAATGTTAGTATTCTACTTCCGTCATGATAACCAATTAGTTTACTAGCATATAAAACTTTATTATAAGCTTTTTGAACTACATCCTTTCTATCTCTTATTGCTTTATAAAACATAAGTGCATTAGTATATTCTTCTTTAGAATAAGATTTAGGATTAGCTAATATTTGGTTAGCTTCACTGAACGCATCAAATTGTCCTAGTCTATACTTATACTGTACAAACATGTTATTAGCCTTAGAGTAATCTTTCTTTTCCTCATCAGTTAATTCAACAGGAATACAATAAATTTTATATGGGCTAATTAATCCCATCTTTACACACTGATCCATAGTAATATGATATACAATAGGTGCTAGCTTTTGTAATCTCACTAAATACGTTGGATCTTCTGGAGGAGT